CACCGCACCCGCACCCCGCGCGCTCGCAGGCCCGCGTGGGACTTCCTAACGCATACTATTCCATACAAACGATTCCGCAAAAAAAGTAATTGATATGAGAAATTGTTTTTCCCAAGCTCAAAATAAAAAGGTGGGGGGGGTATATTTTTTAAAAAAACAAGTGCAACTTGTTGCACCCCTATCGTAAGTGGTTGATTTATATGAAGAAAAAATACGAATACAGCAAAAGTATGTTGGATAGGATGAGGATAGTGGGTAAGAGTTATGAGCAGTGTATGGAGATGGAGATGACGCCGAAGGAGAGGAATATATTTATAGTGGTTGATGAGTGGTGGAAGGAGTTTGGGTATGGGCCGACTATAGATGACATTATGAGGAATAGTGGGGATAAGGGGCGGGGGAATGTATCTAGGGTTATTAAGAATCTTTGTGAGTTGGGGGCGTTAAAGAAATTGCCTGGGAAGGATAGGAGTGTTCGGCCTGCTTATATTAACTTTAGGAGTATTGAATGAGGGATCAAGATATTATTGATGCTATCTCTAAGATGCCAGATGATATGGCTGATGAGATGTTTCAGATGTTTGAGGTTTATAAAAAGAGTCTGACGGTTGAGCGGGCGGCAGATGACTTTATGATGTTTGTTAATGAGATGTGGCCTGGGTTTATACACGGTCGGCATCATGAGTTAATGGCTGAGAAGTTTGAACAGATAGCCAGGGGGGAGATAAAGCGGTTGATTATTAATATGCCGCCTCGGCATACCAAGAGTGAGTTTGCGAGTTATCTTTTGCCTGCGTGGTATTTGGGGAAGTTTCCTGGAAAAAAGATTATCCAAACATCTAACACGGCTGAGTTGGCGGTGGGGTTTGGTAGGAAGGTAAGGAACTTAGTTGCGAGTGAGCAGTACCATAGGATATTTCCTTTTGTTAATTTGCGGTCTGACTCTAAGGCGGCGGGGCGGTGGAGTACGAATAAGAATGGCGAATACTTTGCGATAGGTGTTGGAGGTACGGTGACGGGTAAGGGTGCGGACTTACTTATTATTGATGATCCGCATAGTGAGCAAGAAGCGGCGTTGGCGCAGGGTGACCCAACAGTGTTTGATAAGGTGTATGAGTGGTATACATCTGGACCGAGACAACGTCTTCAGCCTGGTGGGTCTATTGTTGTGGTGATGACGAGGTGGGCGAAGAAAGATTTGACGGGCAAGATTGTGCAGTCGATGATTGATCGGGACGGAGAGAAGTGGGACGTTATACAGTTGCCTGCGATTATGCCGAGTGGAAAACCGCTTTGGCCAGAGTTTTGGAGTTTGCCAGAGCTGGAGGCGTTGAAGTCTGAATTGCCTGCGAGTAAGTGGAATGCGCAGTATATGCAAAGCCCGACCAGTGAGGAGGGGGCGATTGTTAAGAGGGATTGGTGGAGGATATGGGAAGGGGAAGATATACCACCGTGCGAGTATATTATTCAGAGTTGGGATACGGCGTTTACGAAGAGTGAGAGGAGTGACTATTCTGCGTGTACGACATGGGGGATATTTTATTTAAATGAGAATGCGCGCGATCCCAATATTATTTTGCTTGATGCGTTTAAGAGGAGGATGGAATTTCCTGAGTTAAAGGAGATTGCTATGCGAGAATATAGGAACTGGGAACCAGACTCTTTTATTGTTGAGGCGAAGGCAAGTGGTGCGCCGTTGATATTTGAGTTGAGGGCTATGGGAATACCTGTACAAGAGTTTACGCCGAGCAGGGGAAATGATAAGATGGTGAGGATTAACTCTGTGTCTGATTTGTTTGCGAGCGGTAAGGTATGGGCTCCTGCAACAAGATGGGCTGATGAGTTAATTGAAGAGATGGCGGCGTTCCCTAATTCTGATCACGATGACTTGGTAGACTCGACTACGCAGGCATTGATTCGATTCAGAAAGGGAGGGTTTATATCTTTGGGTAGTGATGAACCAGATGAACCAATATATAGACGGCGCAGGTCTGCCGCTTATTACTAAGGATAAATATGAAACGTAGAATTTTTTTACAATCAATTGGTGCGGGCGCAATTACGCTGGCTGTGCCAGTTGTGCATTCTGGAACTGGATGGAGTGGCCCTACTTGCGCAAAAAGTTTGACCGAATGGATGGAGTCAAAATTTTATTGTGTTATGGGTGAACCATCAGCATTCATGGACTTGCCAAGGCATGATGCCAATAAGTTTTTCACAGACGCTTCTATGAAAGTTTTGGATCCCGCTGGAGATGCGCAAATAATTAGAATTTCATATGACACTTTGGCTTATGCGGTCGAAGGATATACAGCTAAAGAAGCCGAATCAATGTTGGCAAAACATTTCTACGAAGGGCTTAAAGAGTTGGACGAGGGGGATAGAAAGCAAATTGTGTGGAGAGTTAAACCACAATTTAAGTCTGACTATATTCGTGAATGGGGAGATACATATTTAACCGCCGAGGAATTGGAAGATAAAGCTTATAACAATGTAAGTAAAGATGATTTGAAAATACCAGAAAATGCCCAGTTTGATTTTGATACTAACAGTTATAGGTATGTAAAAAAATCTTATTATCTCCACAGAATTCGAATGAGATTGGCTATGCCAGAAGTAAATTTTGAGCAAATAGACAGTTATAAATTAGAAGGCAAAACAGCTAAAAGGATAAATAATGAGTATTGATAAAAGTTTATATCAAGCGCCCCAGGGTATTGAGAGTTTAGCTCAAGATGAGGAGCCATTAGAGATAGAGATTGTTGATCCAGAATCTGTTGGTATTAAGATGGATGGAATGGAGATAACGCTGGAGGAGGGGGAGGAAAGCGGCGAAGACTTTAATGCGAACCTTGCTGAAGAAATGCATCCAGGTGCGGTATCGTCTTTAGCATCAGAGTTAGATTTTGATATTACACAAGATATTGGTTCTAGGAAGGATTGGGAGAAAGCGTACTCTGAGGGGTTGAAGTTATTGGGTCTTCATATAGAAGATAGGACTGAACCTTGGGACGGCGCGTGCGGGGTGTTTCATCCATTGATTACTGAGGCGATTGTTAGGTTCCAAGCGGAGATGGTAACGGAGACATTCCCGACCGCTGGGCCTGTGCTGAGTAAGATTATTGGTAAAGAGACTCCTGAGATAAGAGAAAAGGCGATCAATGTTCAAGATGATATGAACTTTGAATTGACTGAGGAGATGAAGGAGTTTAGACCAGAGCATGAGAGGATGTTGTTCTCTTTGCCCGCGGTGGGTTCTACATTTAAGAAGACTTATTACGATCCAGGATTGGGTAGACCTGTGTCTATGTTTGTTCCAGCAGAAGATATTATTTTGCCGTATGGGACAACGGATATGGATACGGCGTACCGCGTTACCCATGTGATGCGTAAGACAAAAAATGATATTGTTAAATTACAACGCGCTGGATTTTATTTAGATATAGATTTGCCTGATCCACAGAATGATAAGAGTGAGATACAAAAGGGGAAAGATAAAGAGACTGGGTTTAATGATTTAAGCGATGAAAGATATACTCTGTATGAGTGTCACGTTGACTTAGACCTAGAGGGGTTTGAGGATGAGGACGATGATGGACCGACAGGGATTATGCTTCCCTATGTTGTTACTTTCATAAAGGGTACAAATGAAGTATTGTCGATTCGGAGGAACTGGAAGGAGGGCGATGATCTTAAACTTAAGCGCCAGCATTTCGTACACTACCAATACATCCCAGGATTTGGAGCTTACGGATTTGGACTCTTCCACCTCATTGGGGGATATGCAAAGTCGGCGACAAGCATTATGCGTCAACTGGTGGACGCGGGAACTTTATCTAACTTGCCTGGAGGTCTTAAGTCCAGAGGACTTCGGATTAAAGGTGATGATACACCCATTAGGCCAGGAGAGTTCAGAGATGTAGATTTAGCATCTGGAAACATTAGGGATAGTATTCTTCCGTTGCCTTATAAGGAGCCGAGTGCGGTATTGGCTGGATTGTTAGGTACGATTGTTGAGGAGGGCAGGAGGTTTGCCGCTACTGCTGATATGCAGATTAGCGATATGTCTGCCCAAGCTCCTGTTGGAACTACGCTGGCATTATTAGAGCGCCAGTTAAAAGTGTTAACGGCGGTGCAGGCTAGAACACATTTTAGTTTAAAGCAAGAGCTTAAGTTAATAAAGAATTTAATTCGAGACTATACAGACGAAGACTATACATATGATCCTGAATATGGGGGACGCAAGTCTAAGAAGGCTGATTATGATTTAGTTGATATTATTCCTGTTAGTGATCCTAATGCCGCTACCATGTCTCAACGCGTGGTGCAGTACCAAGCCGTTATACAAATGGCACAAATGGCTCCACAGATTTATGATCTGCCACAGCTACATCGTTCAATGCTTGATGTTTTGGGGATTAAAAATGCAGAAAAACTCGTTCCTTTGCCAGACGATCAGAAACCTACGGACCCTGTATCTGAAAACCAAGCGGCGCTTAAAGGCAAACCGCTAAAGGCATTTCAGTATCAGAACCACCAAGCGCACATCCAGATGCACCAAGGGTTATTGCAAGACCCGATGGTTGCGGCATCTATAGGGCAGAATCCGCAGGCTCAGCAGATACAAGCGGCACTACAGGCGCATATTGCCGAACACGTTGGATATATGTATAGACAACAAGTAGAGCAACAGTTGGGTATGGCAATGCCTAAAGAAGAGGAGAAGCTTGATCCTAAGATTGAGTACGCTATGTCAGACATGATGGCAAAAGCGGCGCAACAAGTATTACAGCAACACCAGGCGGCGGCGGCTCAGCAACAAGCGCAACAGCAAGCACAAGACCCGCTTATACAGTTACAGCAACAAGAGTTGCAGATTAGACAGCAAGAAGTTGCAATCAAACAGCAAAAGATGCAACAAGATATGCAGTTGGCACAGTCTAAGTTGCAGACAGATTCCACACTTGAGGCGGCACGTTTGGCGCTTGAGAAGGAAAAAGTTTCTGGTACTTTACAGTTGGGCGCTATGAAAATTGGTGCAGATATACAGCATCAAAAAGAAAATATCAAATCTCAAGAGATGCGTACTGGAACGCAAGTTGGGGTTGATATTGCGAAGACAAAATCTCAACAAGAACTTACGGCTCGCCAGGCCGCTTTAGAGCATGGCAGAGAGATGGAAGACAAGCGCATGGACGCTAGGAAGACAGCTCTTGAACACGGAGAAAACTCCGCAGACAGATTGCATACCATTCAAAAAGATCATCTTGACAGACAGCAAGAGAATCTTAGGATGGAGCAACAAGCACGGCAAGCCAAGCAAGCCGCCGAAAAACCAAAGGAGAAATCTAAATAATGATACAAGACTTCGCACGCGTATTGCGCGAATACATACGCAAAGACATGAACAACTACGCTGATGATCTCGCGGCGGGAGTATGCAAAAATTTTGACGAGTACCAAAAACTCTGTGGGGTGATCCAAGGTCTAGCCATTGCAGAGCGTTATGTTATTGATCTTGCGGAAAAGGTAGACAAAGATGAGTGATTTAATTCTTCCACCAGGCGTGCAAATGCCTGAACCCATCCAACCTATTGAGAGCCCAATAGAGGATGCAACAAACGAGCAAAAGGCTACAGCGCTTCCAGATCCAGCGGGTTACAAAATACTTTGCGGAGTACCCCAGGTATCCGATAAGTTAGATGGAACTGAGCTTGATTTGGTTAGACCTTCCCATTTCGCACAGCAAGAACAGAGCGCCACAACCGTTTTGTTTGTGTTGAAAGTAGGACCTGACGCATACCAAGATAAAGAAAGATACCCAAATGGACCCTGGTGCAAGCCTGGTGATTTTATTTTGACTCGGACTTATTCTGGTACGCGTTTCATGATCTTTGGCAAAGAGTTCAGGCTCATTAATGAAGATCAAGTAGATGCAGTTGTGCAAGACCCACGAGGTATTACCCGTGCTATGTAAAGGAAATATATGAACGACACATACAAATTTCCCGATGAGATTGAAAACAAAACGGACGTTGAGATTGAAGCGGACGGTGATGAGTTTGAAATTGAAATCGTGGATGACACACCCGAAAAAGACAGGGGCAGACAACCTTTAAACAAGGAAGTTGCAGACCCTACAGAAGATGAAATAGCAAGTTACTCTCAAAATGTTCAGTCCCGCATCAAGGAATTGACGCACGCTAGACACGATGAGCGTAGGAAAGCAGAGTCTATTGAGCGCGAAAGACAAGAGTTGGAAAGGCTTACTCAGCGCTTGATTGAAGAAAACAAGACTCTAAAAAACAACGTTAATGCTGGCCAGGAGATGATTGTTTCATCTGCCAAACAAAAGGCCGAAGCTGACCTGGTTTTGGCTCGTAAACAGTATAAGGAAGCACAAGAAGCCTATGATACTGATGCCATTATTGCGGCTCAAGAAGCATTGACAGAAGCCAAAATGCGCTTTGAACAGGTTAAGAATTACCGTCATACCCCTTTACAAAATGAAGACAATGAGGTACAAACTCAACCTAGACAGACTCAACAAGTTAGACCTGACGAAAAATCCCTGCGCTGGCAGGCAAAAAACCAGTGGTTTGGTTCTAATGGGTTTGAAGAAGTTACCAGTTATGCACTAGGACTGCACCAAAAGCTAGTCAATACGGGCATTGACCCGCGTTCCGATGAATACTATCAAGAAATAGATTCACGCATCCATTCAAAGTTCCCAGAAGTATTTGGTGAACCAGAATCAAAATCTACGGCTCAAACCGCTAAACGTCCTTCAAATGTTGTTGCTCCTGCTACTCGTTCATCGGGTGTCAAAAAGGTTCAGCTAACACCTACGCAAGCCGCGTTAGTGAAAAAGTTTAATCT